AGATGGGGATCAGCCCCACCCACACAGCCTCCCTGGGGAGCGCTTGAACTGGTCAGCCGGTTCCGAACCCGGCCCTGGGGCGCATTCTAAGGCCCACCAGGCGCTTCTGGCACCTACCCGGTGCCTGCAGGCCTGTCCTGGTCCCCTGGCCCGTCCTGGGGCGTACAGACGCCCTCTGGCGGTGCCCGTGCCCGGACCCCCCCGGCAACCCCCCGTGCCGAGAGGCCTGGGCTAGAGGTTCATCCCACACAGCGGAGGGTTATTTTCTCAACCATAAGGTGTTACTAATATAGGAGGTGTAAATGAGGAGCATGTTACTGGCGAACAGCCACATCAGAGCAATGGACCGTTTCTTCGAGAGCGCTGTAAATAGAAACCTTAGTCCTTTTGCGGTAATGGATAAAGTATTGGACAGTATTTCTACCCCAATACCCCCAGAGGACGGGACAGAATTCACCGTCTATAAAATGGTCCCCCAGAGATACAAAGTAGTTCATCAGGAGGATGGTTCGGTTCACTACAACGTTATTGAGGAGAAGAAAGAAGAATGAACGGCTATAAATTCAAAGACCCAGGAACATGGAAAAAGGATGCCCTGCGTAGCATGGGGGACGACCTGGACAAAACCCTGGTCCTCCCAAAAGTCAAGAACCTGAATGTCGCCAAGGGCAAAGACCCTATGAGAACAGGCGCAAGCAGGGGAGCAAAGGGCGGAGCTGGTCTCTCTGGATGAAGACTGAAAAACAGGAGGCCTTCATAGAAGCCTATTGCCTGACAGGTAATGCCTCTAAGGCAGCCCAGATGGCTGGCTACTCTGAGAAGGTCGCCAAGCAGAGAGGCTACAAGCTCAAGAAACAGTTTGAGTTTGAGATCCAGGAACAAACCAAACAGATGATCCAGAACGCAGTCCCTGGCGCCTTATCCCAATTAACCTCTTTAGTTGATACTGCTCAAAGTGAGTCAGTCAGGTTAGGGGCTATCAAGGATATTTTAGACAGGGCTGGATACAGACCTATTGAGAAGACCGAACAGCAGATCTCTCACGTGGAGTCAGCATCTACGGATGAGCTGAAGAGGGAGCTTGAGGCTTTGGTAGGAACCTCTGAGGAGATACCTGAGTCTGAGGAGATACCTGAGCTGATCAACTGATGAACCACGGAGACTTGCAGCAGGCAGTTGATATTGCCCGTGAGCTGAGACAAAGGGAAAGGTACAACAGGATAGATTTATATGACCCTTACCCCTACCAGGAAGCATTCCACAAAACCGGAAGTGAAGCCAATCAAAGATTATTGATGGCTGCTAACCGCATAGGAAAATCCTACTGTGGTGCTGCGGAATTATCCTATCACTTAACCGGGCTTTATCCTTCGTGGTGGTCCGGGAAGAGATACCGTCAACCCATTATAGCCTGGGCTGGTGGAGTCTCTAATGAAACGACAAGAGACATAGTTCAATTTGAGTTACTTGGAAGCCCTGATGACCCGGACGCCTTTGGCTCGGGTGCGATTCCGAAAAATCTAATAATAAAGACGGAAAGAAAACCAGGGATACCGAACGCGAAGAGCGTTGCCCTAATTAAGCACGTGTCGGGCGGTAACTCTTCTTTATTCTTCAAGGCCTATGAGATGGGCCAGGAGAAGTGGCAGGGGAGATCAGTTGATTGTATATGGTTGGACGAAGAACCCCCTAGAGATATTTATAGTCAAGCTGTCACTAGAACTTTAGACCGTAAGGGTATGGTTTATATGACCTTCACCCCTGAGAACGGCATGACAGAGACCGTAGCGTCCTTTGTCAACAGCCTAAAGCCGGGACAGTCACTTAACAACGCAACCTGGGACGATGCCACTGAAGATGTCAGGAGCGTCTTAAAAAATGATAGAGGACACCTAAATGAAGCCGTAATGGAACAGATCATGGCCACCTATGCCCCTCACGAAAGAGAGATGAGGCGGTATGGGCGACCTTCAATTGGTTCAGGATTGGTCTTCCCAGTTTCAGAAGAGAAACTTATAGTCGATCCTCTTACTTTAGAGAAGCACTGGCCACGTATCTGCGGAATAGATTTTGGTTATGACCACCCCACGGCAGTCGTGTGGATGGCCTGGGATAGGGATGAGGATGTTATTTATGTGTATGACTGTTATCGGCAGGCTAAGGCCCCACCAGCAGTCCATGCCACGGCAATAAAGACCAGACCTGCCTTTGTGCCCATTATCTGGCCCCATGACGGTTACAGGAAGGATTCCATGGGGAATCCAGGGTTGGCAGAGCAATACAGAAGTCTGGGTTGTAACTTGCTCCCATTTCACTTTGAAAACCCCCCAGCTCTAGGGGAGAAGAAAGGGGGTAACTCTATAGAGGTAGGAATCATGGACCTCCTCCAGAGAATGGAGGACGGGAAATTCAAGGTGTTCTCAACATTATCGGAGTGGTGGATGGAATTCAGGATGTACCACAGGAAGGAGGGGAAGATCGTCCCCCTACATGATGACCTGATGTCTGCGACCCGATACGCAGGGATGTCCCTTAGATTCGCAGTCTCAGGAGAAGACCCTACCTGGGAAAACGACATCGAATACAAGAACTATGGCATCATCTGATCTAAGTCTAGCTCCTTCCCCCAGTTTATTCAGGCGGTCAGTACAACCCCTGCTGAATGTCCCTTCCGCTGCGGAGAGGCACCGTAGGGAAGGCGCAAAAGCCTTCTTTGCTGGGTTACGACCTAAAGAGCTACCAGAGGGTGCGACAAGACCTCCTCTACACTTTACAAACATAGAGAGTCCTGGAGGAGCTTTGTTAGGTGGTTTGCAATGGGCGATGTCTCCTGTTTCTGGCGCTTTTGAATCCCTCTGGGATAAGCCTGCTTCAGGAGTTCTTCAGGCAGAGGCAGGGGTTCCGAAGAAGTACGCAGACCCTATCGCTTTGTATAGTTCTATGGCTTTTCCAGGTATTGGTTTTGGGGTGCAGCTAGGGCAGTTGGCAGCGAAAACCCCGAAGACAATCTCAACTGTTCAAAAAACCCTAAGAGAACTAAAAAAGGACAAACCGCCTTCTTATGATGTCGCTGCTGCCAGGACTAAGGCACAAGAGCACATAGGAGCAGATGTATCTGAAGAGGTTGTAGAAACAAACAAGCTGTTTACCCTACGTAAGGATGGGTCTCTTGGACCTTTATTTATCGGAGCGAAAGAGAGAATCCCCGTTGGGGAATGGGTCCAGTTTGATGAAAAACTCACAAGAAAGGGGTTTGCAACACGACCAGGAATCCATGCGCCAACGGCAGATGCTCCCCACATAAAACCAAAGGTTGGGGAAGGTCGCATAGAGAAAAAGGTCCTTCTCAGGAATTGGGAAATACTACAGCGTCCTCAGAGCCAAGGTGGTAATTGGTACATAGCTGGGGAGATGAAAGTTCTCCCAGAGGCTGGGCCTAAGATTGAAGGCTTACAGCCTACCATGAAAGAACGGTTATGGAATACAGAAGCTAAGGACATAACGAAGATCGTTAAAACAAATCCTGGCTACAGTAGTGATTTGCTAGATCTAAGTTCTTTAGGGCAATCTCCTCAGACACGTTATGGTGCACCGGGGCACTTTTCATTAGAAAGGAAAAACCTCAGTCCTAAAAACGAAGAGTTATGGGACGAGATATTTACTCCCGAGCACTATCGCCGGACCATAAAACATATTGACCTTGGCCTGAAAGAAGGCGGATTCCAGTGGTGGGACTTAGAGCCTCTACGCTACTCTTTTATAGAAAAGTTAGGGCCTGACCTTGGGAATTCCTCATTCCTGGACTTTGTCCAGATCACTGGGGCGCTTAGTCCTGGATCACAGGTCCCATTAAATATAAGAAGAGCTGCTTATTTTTACCACCTCTTGAGTGCCAGTAAGAATCCTGCACAGGCAATGCTGAAGTGGGAGCAAGGAGTTCCTAAAGGTCTGGGGCACTACATGTCTGCAACCCATCTGAAGGGATTGGAGAGGGTGTATAGCGATCCCATGAACCAGGGACTCTTATCCGTTAAGGGGAGTAAGGAGTCTCCCAAAGCATCCAGTATGTCGTGGAACCTCATGGGAAATTGGGGAGTACCGACAGTAGACGTACACATCATGGATATGATGACAGGCACTGGCTATCACAAGTTTGATCCTCGGAAAGGGAAGCTAACAGGCAGGTCGCCTGAAGCTACCATGTACGCAGCCCCAGAACAGGCACTGATAGATATCTCCCGTAAGAAAGGGGTACTACCTGGCCAGGCACAGGCTGCTGCTTGGGGTTCGTGGCGCAAGAGAGAAAGGGGTTTAGGGGAAAGTGAACCATTCCTGATTTTGTTCGAGAGGATTGTAAAAGACACGGCCCAGAAGTTGGGTAAGACCCCGGAACGGGTTTTAGATGATTGGATAAAAGGGAAGATACCCCTGGCCTCTGTACTGCCTATGGGAGCAACACAACTCGGCACCGATCTTGCCGATGACATCTTTGGAGAAAAGTTAATTGGCTGAATACGAAAAGAAACGGAGATTCTCCGGCGAAAAGCTAACGGAAGAAGATCTCTTAGCAAGGATTCGAGAAGAATTAACCGACTCTCTTGGATACGGTGGGGATCTGCTCTCTATTCAAAGAGAGAAGGCCATGAACTACTACTATGGTCTTCCCTTTGGTAATGAAGTAGAGGGGAGAAGTCAGTTCGTAGACTCCACTGTGGCTGACACCATAGAGTGGATCAAACCCTCTCTTATGAGGGTGTTTGCGTCCGGTGATGAGATGGTCAAGTTCAACCCCCAAACACCTGAAGACTATGAGATGGCGGAACAAGCCACCGATTATGTCAATTACGTCTTTGGCAGATTAAACAACGGCTGGGAAATTCTATATTCCTGGTTTACTGATGCACTCCTGTCTAAGAACGGTATTGTGAAGGTCTGGTGGGATGAGTCTGAAGAGTGGAACCGGGAAGAATACATAGGACTCTCTGATGTTGAGCTGGAAGCTCTCGTAGTTAAAGAAGAAGTCGAGGTCTTAGAACACACAGCTTACGATGACCAGGCTGTTCCCTACCACGACGTAGTCATCACCCGAAGAAACAAGGCAGGCCAAGTCAGAATAGAGAACGTCCCACCGGATGAGTTCCTAATCTCCAGAGAATCCAAAACGATACAGGATGCCAGGTTTGTTTGTCATAGAGTAAGAAAGACCCTCTCTCAGCTAAGAGAAATGGGTTACGACGTAGACCCGGAAGATCTCACTCAGGGTGCAGATGATTATCCGGTTTTCAGTGAGGAGATGCGCTCAAGATACGAGTTTGATGACTCCTTTATTTATGGTGTAGACGGGTCGGTAATGATCGGGGACAACACCTTACGTGAATACTGGTTACATGAGTCCTTCCTGAGAACAGACTACGATGGTGATGGTATTGCTGAACTGAGAAAGGTCTGCACTGTAGGAAGCACTGTCTTAGCCAACGACCCAGTAGACAGAGTTCCATTTGTCTCCCTGACCCCTATAAAAATACCTCACAAGTTCTTTGGGTTGTCCGTTGCTGACTTAGTAGAAGATCTTCAACTCATAAAATCTACGTTGCTGCGAAATTTAATGGACAACATGTATAACCAGAATTTCGGCAGGTATGCGGTTTTAGAGGGCCAGGCCAACCTTGATGACCTCTTAACACAAAGACCAGGCGGTGTGGTTCGGGTAAAAAGTCCGAACGCAATTATGCCCCTGGCAACCCCACCCCTTGAACCCTACTCGTTCCAGATGTTGGAGTACATCGACTCTGTACGTGAATCAAGAGCTGGTGTATCCCGTTATTCAGCAGGATTAAACGACAACGCCCTTCAATCCCACACCACTGCTACCGCAGTGAATCAGGTGATGACGGCTGCCCAGTCAAGAGTAGAACTCATCGCACGTAACTTCGCAGAGACTGGTGTAAAGGATTTAATGAGAGTCATCTATGAACTGTTGCAAAAAAACCACGACTACAAAACTGTTGTCCTGTTAAGAGATCACTGGGTGGAAGTAAGGCCTGACTCCTGGAGAGATAAGGCCGACTGCACAGTGTCAGTGGCTTTAGGCCATGGCAATAGAGATCAGCAGGCTATGCACCTCTCACAGATGCTCCAGTTCGCTTCCCAGGCTATGGCTGGGGGACTTTCTATTGTCACAGAGAGAAACCTCTACAACATGGGCGCAGCCCTGGTAAAGAACATGGGCTTTATGAACGTAGAGGACTTTCTCACTGAACCACCCCCACAGGAAGGCCCTAGCGTCGAAGAGCAAATGAAACAGGCAGAGATGGAAATCAAGCAGAAGGAGCTTGAGATCAAGGCTGCTGATGTGGAGGTAAGGAAACAAAAGGTTCAGTTGGATGCCCAGAAAGCTGCAGTACAGGCGCAGCTAGATGTTGCTGAGTTAGAGATGGAACAACAGCAGCAAAGAGCTGTCGCTATAGGCGATGTTTAATGCCTAAAAAACTTGAGGATTGTGTTCGCAAGGTCAAGGCGAAAAACAAGAAATCCAAGAAGAAAACAAACGCCTGGGCAGTGTGTGTAAAGAGTACCGGACTAAAACCACACAAAAGGAAACGATGAAACTAAATGGACAAAGAGAGGCGGATGCAAAACGCTTACTCACAGACAATCTGTTCGTAGAGGCTTTTCAAACTCTAAGAACAGACCTGACCGGACGCTGGAATACTTCAGCCGTCCAGGACGTAGAAGCCAGAGAATCAATCTGGCTTGCATTGAGACTGCTTGACAGGATTGAACTCCATATAGCGTCTATTGTTGAAACAGGCGAAATGGAAAAAATCATGGAGAAGCAACACCCCTATATTTAAGGAGAACACGTGGATACGCAACCAGCCCCACTAGAAGATACCGAAAGTTCACTTCGGGCAGCACAAGATAAGATTCTAGGATTGATGAATCCCGAAACGGAAGAAACAGAATCCGAAGAAGCTAAACCTACCGAGGAAGAAGAGTCTACAGAGGAAACTACAGACGAAGCTCCAGAGGAGGAATCAGAGGAGGAATCTGAGGAAGAAGAATCCGAAGAGGGGGAAGAACCAGAAGAAGCTGAAGAGGAAGTTCTATACGCTGTCAAAGTTGATGGCGAAGAAGTAGAAATACCCCTCGACGAGCTTATGAAGGGATATTCCCGTCAGAGTAGCTATACTCGAAAATCACAAAAACTTGCAGAACAACAGAAGGAATTTGAGACCGCCAAAAACAACATGGTCTCTGAATACACTCAGATTCAGCAAGAAAGATCGCAATACGTTCAGGCGCTCCAGAACTTAGCGGAGACCCAGATGGGTGCTCTCGGACAGTGGTCCAACATAGATTGGGAAACTATGAAGAGAGATGACCCTATCGAATTTTCCGTAAAGAGGGAGGAGTACCGAGAAGCCCAAGACAATTTCAAAAGGGTTCAAGAAGAGCAGGCACGGGTGCAGCAGCTTGCTGCCGATGATTATCAGAAGCAGCAACAGGAATTCGTCCAAAAGGAATATAAGGCATTAGTCGATCAATTACCTGAATGGGGCGAACCTGAAAAACAAAAAAAGTTGGCTGCGGAACTCAAGTCCTACGCTTCAAACCAGGGATTTGCCGAGGAAGAAGTAGACGCTCTCATAGACCACCGTGTGTTGTTGATGCTTCGTAAGGCCTGGCTTTACGACCAACTTCAAACAACAGACGTAAAGGGTAAAAAGTTAAAAAACAAACCCAGAGTGGTCCGTGCAGGTGCCGGTAGAGACAAGGCCAGAGAGTCTAAAAAAATGCGTAATGCGAAATTAAAGCGCCTTCAGGAAACAGGGCACGTTAACGATGCTGCTGCTGTACTGGAGGAGATGTTCAAATAATCTTTTAGGGAGATATATATATGGCAATCGCCACAAACACATCGCTTACCTATGGTTCAGTTGCGATACGTGAAGA